TCATGGGGGGAGGTCTCATCTAATACTTCTTGGAGTGCTAGGTAAAGCATAATGAATGTCTTACCTGTACCAGCAGCACCATGTAATAAAAGATTCTTACCTCTCTTGTACTCATCAAAAGCAATTTTTTGATTGTCAGTAAGAGGCTTGATGTCAGTCATGTATGACTTATCAATGGGCTTCTTTCTTTTCATCATCTTCTTTGACATGGGTTGTAGTGGTGCAGTACCATTACCGTTGGATTTCTTTCTGGCTCTTGGCATTATGTAAAGCGGCTCAAGTTTGTTGTAGGATGTGCTTCTTGTACTCTAGACATAACCTCCTTAAATCCATCGGACTGTTTAGGTGTGCCATAAATGGTACGTGGTGCTTGATTACCAAAGTATCTTTCCAACTCTGGATGGTCTTCTTTGAATTGATCGAGCTTAGTCATTGACATAGTAAGCTCAGTAATCTCACCTGTCTCCTTATTAATAAAATCGTACGTAGGCATTGTTGGTAAGTCCTATTGGGTGTGTACATAATTTTGTGCTTCGGCAATGATAGGGAACTGTTCTATAAAGATTTTCCTACATGCCTCTGCAATATCCATATGCTCTTTCTGTGTTCCATGTGCAGAACGCAAATCAATATAGTGCATCCATGAACGAACACTACCTGACATATAAATTCTAGTTGGTGTTGCTAATGGAAGTACAAATCTTGCACACTCCTTTGCAACTCCTGCATCTAGCAATGAATTATATAGATTCATTGCATCGTTAAAATGATTAGCAATCAGTGCTGAATACTCTTCCTTCTTTTCTGAAGGTATGTCATCATTACTGTTCTGCCTGTTCTTTAAGTCCTGACTTCTTAATTCAGGTACATCAATCTTACTGTCAAGTAGATTGGTGTCAGCATATCTCTGACTAAACTCTTGAAAGGTAAAAGATCTATGTCTTAATACTTGTGCAGCAAGACCTCTAGTAGTTTCAATCTCTAGAGTCATGAATGCCTGTTCAAAAATAGACCAATGATGATGCTTAATACAATACCTAAGTAGACCTGCTACGTTAGGGTTGTCCTGATTATTGGGGTTGGATACCCTAGCAACATAACCAATAGTTTTCTCTGCGTCAGGAGTTACAGAGATCAATGATACCTTAGTCATAATCTATTTTAACTGGTTTGTGATTGAATAAAATTCTAGAGATAAAGTACACTCCAAATGCTTGAAGGTATCCTATTGTCACTAGTCCAAACAAACTAGGCATCAACCAGTTCCATAACAACATTAAGATTAATGGTTTAGTAAAGGTTGCTACCACTTCTGCACCCCTCTCAATATCTTTCTTATCAGCAGGGGTGTTCTTTTTGTAAACACTCATGATTTGGTCTTTGGTTTCTTTGGTGGATGTGCTTTCTTTTGATTGTTCCATAACTTTGGATTAACTCTTCCA